GTGTCGGCGGGCCCCCCGGGAAAAATTTGTCTACCATTTTCGCGAACTTTTGACGAGGACTTTGATGTTTCGGTTGTTGTTGCATCTCGAGCATGAGGCGCGGAGGTTTTCTTCTTCGTACCACGCGCCACCCATCGAGACCGGCAAGATGTGATCCACCTCGGTCGCTTCTTGTGTGCATCCTTGCGTCCTGATCTGGCACCGGTACCCGTCGCGCTCTAGAACTTTCTTTCGTACTGTTCTCCATGGTCCGGAGTATTGGGGTTTCCTAGCCATTGGCGAGCCGACAAGCGCGGGCGGAGTACCGGGTGACCTTGGGGTGTTTTGACGCGCATATCATCTGGAGCATCTTTCCGCATCCGTTACGCACCGCGCCCCATCCGAAAGGTCCGACTCTGTGGATGTGCTCTCCATTGCGTTGAGTGTGTCCTAGGAAGGCTATGGCGTCGGCTACTTTGGTTTGTTGGCGTGGTGTGAGTCCTTTGGCGGAGTTGTAGTTAGACCATCTGGCGAACGTCTGGCGATGAATCCCGTACATCCCCGTATAGGACTTGGTCGAGTGGTTGACGTTGTTTCCGGTCTCGCATCTGGCGAGGGCTAAGTAGTAATCGTCTTTCATTATTCCTCCGTAGATGGTGTGTCCGTCTTTTGCTTGGACGGGCGTTCCGACGGATAGGACGGCGATGACAATGACAGACGCCAGACGATAGCCATGGATCCGGTGTCTGTCTTTCGTCTGAATGGTGTTTCTACGACGTGGCCGAGGTCGACGAGTTCTTGTCGTCTTTTGGCTGATGATGATCGAAGGATTCCGAGATGCTCGGAGAGTTCGAAGTCGGTGGCGTCGCCTAGGTGTTTGAGGGCTTCCCATACTCGTCTCCTTTGTGAAGGACCGCGGCGCGATGCTTCGGCGGCGGTCTCGTGTGAGGTATGTGGGTCGTTGGTTCTTACGAGCCTAGTCGCCGGGATGATGGTGTCTAGGGGCATGGGGTCAAAGAGTGATGGCTGGAGGATCATTCGGGGCCTCCGTTGGGGTTCGCGATGAACGCTAGGGATAGACGGAGGTTGTCGGCCGCCAAGGTGAACGGCCCGCCAGAGGTCTTTATCTTGTTCTCGGCGTCTATGTGGCGAAGCATCCGGCGAGCGGCGAAGATGACGTCTTGGTAGGCGTGGACGAGGGCTTGGGCTTTCTCGAGGTCCGCTTGTGCGCGATAGAGCTCGTTGAGGATGTGTTGTTCGGTCATAGGGTTTCTTCTTTCTCGTTGTATTCGTTGAATCCTTGGCGGCGTAAGTCGCCTTCCATTTGTCGGATGAGTGCGATCGCGTCGCGGATTGTTTCTTTTGGGTGGGTGGATGAGTCGGCCAGAATGTCTAGGAGTTCGTTCTTGATCTTCTTCGGCTCGTGAATCATGTTGTACCGAATCCGAAGCACACGGGGCAGAGAACGAGGGTTTGGTGGTCGTTGTCCCATATGTGGGAGCGGCCTTCTTCGTCTGGATTCTCGAAGCCTGTCCGAAACTTGCCGAGACATTCTTGGCACGTTTTCACGGGTGGCGAAGCGGCTTTCTTTCTCTGTTTCATACTGTCTCTGTTTAGTGCGTCACCGGTGGCCATACCCGTACCCTCACCCTTGGGGCTACCCTTTGTCATGGGTGAGGAGGTGTGAAGGGTGTAGATATTGCTCGACGGGTCTCCCGCTGGAGTTGTCCGATGCTCGACGGTGAGCGCGTTGATCTCAACGAGTTCGTCCTTGGCTCGGTCTACCGTGGCCGTCGAGGTATGCATTATCTCGGCGATTGTCCGACGGGATGGCCATGCCTTGCCGTTACTGTTCGCGAAGCGGTTGAGGACCGCGTAGAGGCGGACGGCGTTGGATGAGATGTCCGAGTGGACTACCCATTCGGGAATAATGGCGAAGTATTCGCTCGACCTGACCTCAGTCATCTCGGCCCGGTGTCGCTTGTGCTTGAACTATTGCGGCCGAAAGACCGCGAAGGATCTCAATGGCGTCATGGATTGTCATGTTGACCTCGATACCGACTTCGCCTTGTTGAAGGGCGAGGTGGACGTTATGCCAACCGGTCGTCGCAATGTGTACGTCGATGGTGTTACAAGTGGGTTCTTCATCTCCCCATCTGTCGTATTCCGGAAGTGTCTCTAGGTAAGTGGATCGTAGGAGGCTCATCGGTTTTCTTTCTCTCGGTCGTAGAAGTGGTGGCATCCGTCGAGGACTGTGGGTTCCGGGTCGAATGCGAGAGGGTTCATTCCCTCTCGTACGAGTGGTGTACGGATCACGAGCTCGATGATGAGAGTGATTTGGGCGTCACAGATTGCGCACCGGACGGTCTGGAGTCTTGGGTACTCGCTCATCTCTTTCGGCCTTTCTTCTCTGACCATTCGATTAGGACCGAGATGATGAACGTCGGGACGGCGATGAGTACGAAGAGGAGGATCATGGCGTCAAACATGAGGGAGCCGTTCATGAGTTTTCCTCCCGGGCTTGTTGTTCTTCTTTGAGTTGTTGGATGATTATGTTCGCGGTTCCCTTGCTGATCTGATCGAGTCGGGTCGGGGGTACCTTGCCAAGGGCGCGTGAGATGGCCTTAATTGCGTTTATTTGGGCGACAGTCGCAAGCGGATGTCCTCCGCCTTCTGGGACGCTTACAGAGGCCTTAGCGGGGACGGTAGCGGAAGGCTTCGCGGGTTGGGTTGACGGATGATCTCGTTCGGCTCGCCGCGCCGATACTTCGTCAAGAGATGCGATCTTCTTGGTGTCCGCCGCCAGAGATGCAACGATGGCTCGACCCCACGCCGACGACTCGGCGTTCTGGACTTCCGATCCGGCGGTGTACGGCGTTTTCCCCGGGAAGGTTTCCCATGCCGTTCCGATGCCGGGGCGCGTGTCGTCGGGTGTTCGGTATGCCGCCGCGACGTACACGACGAAAGTCTTGTCGCCGATCGTGATGATCTCGTAAGGCTTCGTCGGGTCGGCGGGTTGTAGCGAGCCTTCTGGGTGTTTCTCTCGAAAGGTTCGGATCCGTTCGGCTACGTCAACGTAGTCGGCCATCCGGTCGGTGTAGTCGGCCATTACGCGCCTACCTTTTCGCGGATTGTCTTGAGGACTTGCTTTTGGTATCCGATGCCTTTGGTTCCGGTGAAGTGGTTTTCTATCCAATGTGGGCAAGCGTTCTCGAGTGCCTCGTTGTACGCCTTTGGGAGTAGTGCGTCTATGACGAATGACTCCGTCCTTGGAAGAATCGAGGCAAGTTGTGTCTCGAGGGTGGTGGTTTGTACGGAGCCGCGTTGTCCCATTTTGAGGTCGTATGGTTCGACGATTTGGTCGAGTGCGATCAGGCCGTGGAGGGCTGAGAGGATGTAGATGTTGTTCTCGGTTGTCATTGCGCGGGCCGTTGTGAGCGTGTCGCGGAACATTGAGCCGGTGTAGAGATCACGCGCGGGAGCTGGTGTTTCGAGTTTCGCTCCTCCGCATGGGATGATGACGATTTTTGTGGACATTGTTTTCTCGTTTCTGTCGGCTTGGACTCCGACGGATTTGACAATACGGAACTCGGCGTCTTTTGTCAAGTATCACAGAAGCCCGCGCCATGAAGAACTGGCGCGGGCTTCTCACAACGGCACCCGAACGAGAAAGACCGGGCGCTATGTCATGTCAACGGCCGCGATCGTCCAAGACGCGGTCGTTGGTGATTGGTTCAAGATTTGGGGATGGCTCGGAAGTTTTTTTCTAGTGTTTCGGCATTCGCACCCGGGGAGACTTCAAAGTGGATCCAGAGTCCTCCGGGTGTGCCGCCGTTGTCTTGGGCGTTCCATTCTTTGACGCCTCGGTCTTTGCCTCCGGCACGAGAACAACGGTATCCACGGCCCCAAGCCTTTTTCGCGCCTTTTGCTTTGTAGTTGTATTGGTGCGCCTCTTCGATGAAGAGCTGGTCGGCGTTGTTGACGAGGAAGTTGAACACGTCCTCGAGAATCTTGGGGTCTTGGCTACCGGTATCGACGGCTCTCCCGCTGGCGTGGACGCTCATGTAGGGCTTGACCTTGGCGGCGTTGACGGGGTTTGTGACGTCGAGTTTCTGAATCGCGGCGGGTGCTGATCGCATTACGCGCACAACGAGCCCGCCCATGTAGGTCGTGCCATAGCGTAGATGAAGAAGGTCGGCGAGTTTTTTGGCGGCCGGGTGTGTTTCGCTGGCGATCTTGTCGAAGCCGGTGTACGGGCGTTTCGTGTTTGTCATGGTGTCGGAGGTTCTTTGTCTTTGAGTCCGTTACCGGCTAGGAGACCGATGAGACCGCCCGAAAGGGTGAGGAGCATACTGGAAAGGACGCTCCACGCTTCCGCGTCATTGGGGGCTTGCTCGAGCGGTTGGGTCACGAATAGGACGCCATAGAGGATTGCCATGACCGAGAAGAGGAACGAGCAAGTCAAGCCGATTCCGACGACGAGAACGAGGCGGGCCTTGATCTCGGTGTTGGTGTATTTGTTTCTAGACACAACGACCTCCCGGGTCGATTGTTGAGGTTGTGGTTGTTGGGGCGTCTGTTGTGGTGCGGGTCATGACTTGATTCTTGGTTCTTGGACAGTTGACACGCTCACGGTCCGCGCATCCAGTAGCGGCGAGCATGAGGACACTAACTAGGGCGAGGCGTTTCATTCGGGTCGACCCGATTCTTGTGGGAGTGAATTAGGGTCGGTACTTGCTAGATATTCTGTAAATTCGTCATCTGTCATCGGGCGTTGGCCCCATAGTCCATTTTCTAAGATTGTGGCTATTTCGGGGTTGCTCATGATTTTCTCACTCCCATAAGTTGATAACTTCCCGTAATGTTTGAAGTGTTGCCATAGATCCGAATTCTGTCCCACGTGAAACTGTCATAATTCGTATATGCGCCGACGACACTTATCACGTTCGCATTGCTCATGTAATGGCACGTCATATTGAAACTTCCGGCGCTTGATGTGTAACTTATGCTCCCGGTGATTAGGTTTGATGGTGCCGTTGTTACGTCGCCGAGATAGAAGTGATCGGCGTTATTTGCTAGACCTTCGCCACCCGATGAGCCGAAGCGATCTACTTTGAAACTTGCGCCGTAGTAGCCGGTAATCCTTTGGGTAGCGCCGTTCATGATCCTTGCTCGTACTCCTGTTTGTGTCCCTGCCGTTTTGATACTGATCCGATAGTCGTACAAGTCGTAAAGACTTGAGAATCCAGTCATTTCAACGGCCGCAACATTTGTAAAAGTGCCGCCGCCTACTGTGACTAGGCCGGCATTGGTGAGGTACTCGTTGACGTCGGCGCTTGTGGCGAGTTCACCCACGGCGAAGGTCTTGACGGCCATTTTAGGCTCCTATCATGTCTAGACGGGCCGAGAGCGCGTCGATTTGTGATTGTTGTGTTTGACATACCTTGAGCAAGTAGACGGCTAGTTTCTCGTAGGCAATGCCTTCGGGTTCGCCGGCGGGGTTGCGATGGATGAGTTGTTCGAGGCCTAGTTCGGCGGCTTGTTCGGCGATGAGGCCGACTTCGAGGTGTTTGTCTTGATCCTCTTCGTACATTTCGGGTAGGTAGTAGAACGTGACCGGCTCGAGCTGGAGAATCTTGTCGGTATCTGCCTCGAGCGTTTCGATGTCTACTTTGTAACGACGAGAGGAGACGGATGTTCCGAGTGTGCCGGCTGAGTTAATGAGAACGGTCCGGGCCGAGGTTACGGCTTCGGTGTAGACGGTTGAGGCGTTGACTACTCGGGCGGTGAATTGACCGATTTGAGTGTAAGTGCCGTTGTTGTAGAACTGATTAGGGGTTGAGTCGTCGGTGATGAACGCTTGAGACTGGATTCTGTTGAACGCGTCACGGACGGGGATTGTGTTGACGCCGGCGGCGTAGGACGTGTTGAAGCCGTCTAGAAGTGCCGCGTCCGCCGCGGTTCCTGAGATACTGATCGGCCACGTCGCTCCGAAGTTTGTGGAATCGACTTGTAGGCCAAGATTTCCGCCAAGCCACCCGACGTAGAGTTTGTTCGTTGCTTGTCCGGCTCCTCCGCCTTGTTGAACGGGTGTGAATCCAAGGTTGGCCGCCGCTACTCCGGCGGCTAGGTCCGAGTTCGTGATTGTTCCGTCGAGGATGTTGGCGCTCGTGACTGTGCCTCCGGCGATGTCTGTCCCGGTGATTGTTCCGTCGAGAATGTTCGCGCTAGTGACCGTACCCGATGCGATGTTTGATCCGGTGACGGTGCCTCCGGCGATGTCTGTCCCGGTGATTGTTCCGTCGAGGATGTTGGAACTCGTTACCGTACCCGATGCAATGTTTGAGCCCGTGACCGTTCCCGCCGCGATGTCGCCGCCGACAATGGTTCCGTCGATGATGTTGGCCGATGACACGGATGACGCCGCCATCTTTGCATTAGTAATTTGTGCGTCTGTGATGCTGGCGGTAATGGCGGGGTAAAATTGTTTCCAACCGGTCAGGGTTGAGTCGGTATTGACTTGAATCACGTTGGTGTCTTGAAGGTACGCGAGCATCCCTTCTTTGACGATTGACACGGTGAGGGCGGCGTCACGAGCGGCGGCGTTGGCGAATCTCATGACCGATTGAGATGAGCAGAAGTCGGTCAAGTCTTGAGCTTCGAGAACTGTTGCCGCGGTGAACGCTTTGTATCCTGACGCCATGTGATCCTCCTAGAATCCGTACCGGTTGGAGTCTAGTAGAGACAACGGTTGCAAGGTTGGAGAGATGGCGGCGTCGCCCCATACGAGGGATTGTTCGGCGGCGTCGATTAGGTCGAACTCGAGGAGGTGATAAGCGGGAGAAATTCGGTGTTTGATGCCGGAGATGTTCATGTATTTTGAGATTAGTTGTCCGCCCGGTGGCGTGAACTTGATGAGGACGAGGTCGTCGATGTCGAGAGCGGCGACGAGGCCTTGGTTGTTTCCGGTTTGTGCGGCCATGTCAATCGCGACGACGCGAGGACGGAATACGGGTTGCGAGAATGTGTTGGCGTAATACTGAGAGAACGAGGCCGCGACCGTGTCGGTCGACATGAGCATCCCTTCCTCGTTATAAGCAAAGATCCCATATGATTCTTGTGAGGTCGTGTTGTTGGTGACTTGAGTAGTCCCGCCGGTGCGGGTGATTGACGCCCGGTTGTAAAGGAGCTCCGATCCGAACTCGACGCCGATGGAGCGGGGAGTGATGCTTGTCCCGTCGTCCGTGATGACGATTGCTCCGGTGTAGACCGGGTTATATCGCCGCGATCGGAATGTGAGGAAGCCGTCTTTAGATACAAAGAGGGCACCGGGTTCGGACGATTCGATTTGCTGGAGGTATGTGAGCGCGTTCTGGCCGACCGTGACTGAGGTCGATTGAAGCGTGGTGACACCGGTGGAGATGTCGCGGAGTGCCGGGTCGAACGCGACCTCGGCGGTGTCTAGGACGGCTGAGAGCATTGTCGAGGAAAGGTTGGTCCCGAATGTTGTGGTCGCGAGTGTTCGGTTCGCGAGCTGGGAGAACGCGTCGGCGGCCTTGACGGTGGCCGTGGCGCGTTTGTCTAGTGGATAGTCGAGATCCCAATCTTGAACGACGCCGAAGAACTGGCGCTCGGTTCCGACGGTGACGCGCATCCGTCGGCCCGGGATGATCTGACCGGCGTAGGGGTACTGAGTTGACGGCGGTCCGGGGATGGTCGGGTCGAACTCTGCCCGCTCGTTATCGAGTACGACCGTACACGTCCCCGCGTTGTATCGGGCGAGGGCTTGGTTCTTGCCTCGAGTGATTGACGTGGAATAGGCGCGGTTTGTAACGTCAACGAACACGACGCCGCCGAGTTTGTAGGTCGTGTTATTGAGGACTCCTTTGACGGCGTCGTTGAGGACGAAGTTGAGCAGAGTCGAGGAGGTGTTGAACTCGATCTCGACAATCGCCGGCGCGATAGTGGACATTTAGGCCGCCTGAAAGACGGGGCCGGCGGTGCGTTCGTATTGTTTGATCGCGTCGACTACTTGACGACCAATCTCTCGAGGGTCGCCGACGCCTGTTTGTACCGTGATGGAGTAGGTCTTGCCCATGTTGCCGAGACGGTTGAGAGGAATCACGGCCTCGGGTCCCTGCTCGCCGATCATCGCAAGAGTCGCGCCACCCGTCACGATTCCGCCTTGAGCGAGTTTTGGAATGTTCGGGATGTTGATATTCGGGAGGAGTGCGCGACCGACCGGCCCGACGGCGAGGTTGGCGATTGCATCGAGGGCTAGGTTGACGCCTTCGATGATGCCATTCCCGATTGACTTGCCAAGCGTGAGGCCAAGGTCTAGGAACTTTCCGCCGAGTTGACCGGCTAGGACGGGGATGATCTTGATGATTTCTAGCGCCATGAGTGCGAGGCCTTTGAGAACTTCGGGCGCTATCTGGAATACCCAACCGGTGAGAGCTGTGGCGAGTTTGATGGCGGTCTCTACAAGGTTAGGCACGACGACGGTGACGATGTAGACGGTCATCGCGGCTAGGAATTTCCCGAGGTTTTTCAGGAGGTCGGGGATTCTTGGCTCAATCCAGTCGACAAGGGCGGAGCCGAGTTCGATGAGTTTGTCTTGTAGTGCGGGGAATGCGACTTCGATGAGGTACTTCCCGGCGTCGGCGATGAACTTACCGAGAGCGGCCAACATCGGACCGATGCGGGGTCCGATCCATGCGACGAGTGCGGCCCCAACTTTTGAGAGGGCTTCGGAGATTGCCGGGAGTGCGACGTCTTGAAGGTAGGTGACGGCGTTATTGAACGCGCTACCAATGGCGTTAGAGACGCCGTCTTTCTTGATTGTGGCACCGAAGCCGCCAACAAAGTCGGAGAACGCTTCGAACGCGGGGAGAATCTTGTCGGCGACAATGTCCACGAGGACCGTGAACGCTGGCACGAGCGCCATACCGATCTCGGTTTTGACGTTCTGGAAAGATGCTTGAAGGATTTTTTGCTTGTTGGCGAGAGAGTCGGATGTTCTTGCGAAGTCTCCTTGCGCCGCGCCGGTCTGTTCAAAGATGGCGGCTTGTGCGGCGAGGACCTTTTGTTGAGGCGTGAGGGCGTCTTTAGTGGTTGAGACGATGCCAAGCTCGAGAGCCTTCTGTCGGAGTGTGGCGTCGTCGAGGAGGACTCCGAACTTGCGGAGAGGTTCGGCCTCGCCTCGGAGGGCTGATCCGATGGCGTCGATTGCTTGTTGGGGTGTCGTGTTGTTGAACGAGGCCAGGTCTCCGGCAAGCGACAAGAACTCGGTCGAGAATCCCGAGAGATCTTTCCCGGTTAGCCCGGCAGATTTCCCGAAAGTGGCGAACGTGGCCGCGCCGTCGAGGGCGGCTTGTTTTGTGAGTCCGAGCGAGCGGGCGGCGTTGTTGGCGAACTTTTCTATCTCGTCGGCGTTGTCTCCGAAGAGGACTCCAACTTTGGAAAGGGTTTCGCCTAGGTCGGCGGCGTCTTGGATGGCTGAGAACGCTAGAGCTCCCGCTCCGGCGATTGCGGCGGCAGAAGCGAGAGCGACTTTTTCGATTCCTCCGAAGGATTTTTTGAAGATGTCGTCGGTTTCGTCTAGGGCCTTACGAAGTGGGGCCGCATTGCCCGAGATGACGATGTTGATCGCTTTAGCCATGGCGGGATTCTAGTCTTTCTACTTGAATACGCCGGGTTTGTCGGGAAAGGCAAAGTCGAAAGAATACCCGGTGATCGTTTTGTCTGTTGATGGTTTTCCGGGGTTCGCTCCATCGAGATCGTATTTCCTGATGAGGTGCGCGATCTCGCCTTCGTAGGCTCTCTGGACTTCTTCGCGCCGACTGTCTAGTACGTCGTAGATGAATGGGTTGGGCTTGATGTTTTGGGCTGGCCATCCGAAGTGGATAGGCCCGGCGTACGGCACCGATAGCGATCCAATGCGGACTCGTCCTTGGCGTTGGAGCGGTGCGGATTTGATGCTCGCTAGTAGTGCGCCGGTGCGAACGGGGACGAGGATTTGGACTCCGTCGACAACAATCTGTCCGGCTCGTCGGTGGACTTCTTTCATGTCGTCTCTTGTGGCCTTGGAAAGACCGCGGAGCGCCTTTTGGGTTTCTTTGAGTCCTTGAATCTCAACGGCCCCGCCGCGTCCGCCGATTGCTTCCGAGCGATAGTTGGCGGCGGCTTGCTTTTGGTATTTGTTGAGCGCCATCGGGTTATCTTTTTTGGTTTTGTTCTTGAAGGACGTCGATGAGGTTGTTCAACGTGTCAATATCTTCCTCGAGGAGCGCCTTCGGTGCGATCCCGGTGGCGATTGCTAGTTGGCAGATGTAGCGGTTGAACTCTCTGGGGTTTCTTTTGGGTCGTCTGCCAACTCAATCATCGGAATAGAGGCGAGTGACTGGATGAATGCTTCGCGCCATGCGGCGACCGGGAGGCCCGCTTGACGTTCGGCGAGGAACGCGAGGAGGTTCATGTTCCCGGCGTCCATGTCTGAGATGTTTTGAATTGTCTTGAACCAAGATGATCCGGACATTTTTTCCCATTGGTCGATGATCCACGGAGTCACGGGATAGGTCCCGGTCGTTCCGTCTGTGTGCGTGACGGCGATTTTCGTGTTCGGGATCATGTCTTATGCGCTCGCGATTACGAGGGAGCCTCCGGTGAATACCGCTTGAGATGTTGCAATGGAGCCCAAGGTGCCGTCGATGCTGTTGAAGCTCTCGAGGTAGGCATTACTTACCGTGTAACTCCTGTTCGTCGCTGAGGTAGCGCCCGCCATAGGTTTCATGATGAGAGTCGTTCGTGTTCCGACGAGTGCTTCGAGTGTCGCGGTCGTGTTGGCGGCGGCCTGATCGAGTTGTACTTCGAGGGTGACGGTCAAGTTGACGAGACCGGGCCCGAATACTCGGCCGGTGTCGGCCTGTGTTGTGATGTCCTGAGACTCTTTTGAGTTCTGGAGTACACATGACACGACTCTGTCGTTCATAACGACGCTATTGACGGTCACTTGGGTCATTGGGATATATTGCGCCATGAGTTACTCCTTGGGCTCTGAGACGGTCTTTGTGGCCGTCTTGCTTGATTCTAGATGACCGCTAGCGATTAGCGCGTCAATGTTGACGCCCGCCTCTAATAGTTGGGCTTCTGAGACTTTGTCGCCGGCATCGCCGAGCGTGATCGAGTGGATGATTTTGTAGTCCATTGGTTTCTGCTTTCTATCCGAAGATTTCTATCTCGTATTGGTACGCGAAGAAGGTGACGCTCGAGACTTCGATTGTGATCGGAGCGGCACGAACTACGCGAAGAGACGCGACCGCGCCTCCGAGAGTCATATTAGTCGTGAGGGCGGCCTTGATGCTTCCCGCGCCTGTACCGGCGAGGAATCCGTCGAGTTTGTCTTGAGCTCCTCTTTCGTTCATTCGTGACACGATGACGATGACGTCAACTTGGGCGAGGTCGAGTCCGCGGTTTTGGGCTTGGTCGAATACGAGAGTCAAGTTTCCAACTACGGCGCATGGTGTAGGGACTTGGTCGGGGACATAGTCAAAGACGCGACCAACAACCGGAGCGAGGGCGGTTTTGAGCGCCGTTCGAACGGTTGAGACGATCACGCGAAGAACTCGCGACGGTATGCGCGGACGATTGCTTGAATGTCTCGTCCAAGTGGCGACATACGAATCGCGCCTAGTTCCGAGAGTCCAAGGACTCCACCGATCGAGTCTTTTCGCTTGTAGTAGTCGGCCGAGAGGATGAGGGTGGCTTGTTCGATGTCGTTCGGTACGGCGGGCCATCCCCATTTAGCGGTGACTTCAACTTGTGGGCGGTAGTTCACCGGCAGAGATAGAGCGGTTCCGCCGACGATTGTGAGGTAGTTGATCGGGCGGCCTTTTGTGAGGGCGTTGGTCGGTTCGGCGATGTAGTCGGTGTTTATCGTGAGAGTGGTCTGGTAGACGCCGGAGGAGTTTGGATCGGTTTTCAAGATGAGCCCGTTGAGGCTTGAGATGTCGTCCGTTATGACTCGCATATTGCCGACTGGTCGAAAGGTTCTAGCGGTCGCGGTTGCCTCGGCGTAGAAGTGGCGATTAGCGATTTGGTCAATCGAGCGTGAGGACGCTTCGATGATGTCCTCGAGCATTGTGTCCTCGACGGCGTCGTCGATTTTGAGGTATGCCTTCAACGTGGCGAGAGTCGTATAGCCGTCTGTGATTGCCATCTAGGGCTTCTTCCTTCTCGATGGTGTCTTTGTCTCGGGCTTTGTCTTTGACGCGCTAGGAGGCTTCTGGACGCTTGTGGCGGGTGGTGTGGGGGTGCTCTCCGACTTAGACGGCACATTCTCGGCGGGTAATGAGACCGTCGAGCGCCCAAGTCGGAGGAGCTCTTGTTGGACTTGCCTCGCCCGATCTGTTAGTCCGCGCCGAATGTATCCGGCGAGTTCTGCTTCTAGGGCTTGGATGAGTGCTTCATTGTTCATGGTGCCATCCTAAGACTTGGCCGATGTGCTCGACCAAGTTCTAGGCGGGTGATGTCTAGTAGTTGGCGACGATCATTCCGGTTCCGGTGATTGCCGAGAACGCGGCGGGATACTTGCCGGCGGTGTAGGCCGAGAAGCCGAACACAACTGTCCGGATCGCGATGTTGCCGTCTGGTTGTTCGAAGCGCACGAATAGCGGCGAACCTGAGTTGTCCTCGAAGATGTAGGACTCGTCAAAGTTTCCAACGATGACCGCGGTCTCGTTTGTACCGGTTCCGAGGTTTGTCGGCATATTCGCATCCAGAACAACGGGGATTCCGAGAATCTGGAATCCACCGAGGTCGTAGCCGGGACGCTGGAATGTGCCTGTCGCGTTCTGTGGGTTTCCGAGGTTGCTTGTGAACTGTGGACGGTTTGAGCCGTCGAGCGCACGAAGCAGAACCGAAGCGAATGACGGGTGCATGACGATATGAGTCGCTGATCCGTAGAAGTTTGTCGAGATCTGAGTGATCGCGTCAACCAACTTAGGGAAGAATTCGGCATACGTCGGACTTGCGTCGGTGTATGTAACCGCGTTGATTCCTGATGTGTTCAAGATTCCGCGATGTTCGCCAGATGAGCCGGAGCCGTTGATCGCGAGGCCGTCAACTTTTGTCTGGTATGAACGAACCGCATCGCCGAGGAGTTGGTTTTCAATTCCTGTTCCACGGAGGACTGCTTGCTTGGAGAGGTCAAACATTGACGCCACGGTGTTCACGTTGATCGTGAGAAGTGTGTCGTCTGGGCTTGACTCTGTCGGTGCTGAGTTCTCTGACGCCTGAACATACGAGGTGATTCCCGTTGTGAGGCGGCCGATGTTTAGGG